ATTTGCTTCGCCGCGTAATATTGGCTGCCCCCGATCTGCCGGAAGTAAGCCCACAGCTTTCCGGGGTGGATTGGCTTGTAACCATACGCCGGGAAGCCGTTTGAGTTCGTGCTGCTCTCGCGCCTGTAAATAGTTATCTTCTTGTCTTTGAGCTTGTATCGTGAAGCCTTGCTCTGTGAACCTCTATTGTAGTTAGCCATATAGTGCAACCTCCTTATAGTGCGCCTAAAAACTCGTTGTAATGCTCGTATAGCCCCACGTAAGCGTCAAGCATGGAAGCCATTCCGTCAATGCGATGCCGTGCGCTCTGGTTCTTGATCGGCACAATGTTTCCGTTGCGGTCGGTCTGTATGCCTGTGTTCGTCAGGCACCATTTCAGAATCGGGCTATTGTTGTAGTTTATTTTTTTTGCCTGTAAGTCCGCGCCCATGTTCTGCATTGGTAGCGATAGCGTTTTCGCGCCCTGTATGCAACGTATCATTCTAAAGCCTGCGTTTTCCATTTCCTCTACCCAATATTTTGCGCTGTAGCTGTCGTAGTATATCCACGCCGGGGTGATTCCGTGGTCGTTCACCATCTCTAAAAACCATGCTGTAATATCGCCGTACACGATGCTGTTACCGCTGCACAATCTCAACAAGCCCTGTTCATGCCATTTATCGTAGGGTATCTTGTCTTGCTGCACTCGCTTGGCAAAATTATCCATCGGAAGCCAGTACATCTGAATTATGAAGCGTTGCTCCGTCGCCTTGTCCATCATAAGCAAGGTCGCGCTTGTGAGGTCTGTGGTTATGCTCAAATCCGCGCCGCCGATTGCGTAGCACCCCCGGAAGCGTTCAAGGTCGAATTTGCTCTCATTGTTGATATCGTCGAAAGCAAGCCAAGCGCTGCTAACTGTCGTTTTAACGTTGAAGTCCTTGCATAATATACCGCTCAAATCTTTCGGGCTTTGCTTTGCGCGTTCAACCTTTTCCATGAGGTCAGACACCTTTTTGATCGTGCCTAATCCGGGGTTAGCCTTTTCCCATGCTTTTGGGTCTGTCCATTCCTCGCGGTCGTCAAGCTCGTATATCATAGGCAGAAAATGATCATCGGTGAATGTGCCGTCTACGATACCGCAGGCATAGGAATACATATCATCGAAGATGCACTCCCGGACTGTCCCGGCTGTCGTTATCATGACCGTCAGCGGCTGCCGCCTTGCCGCCTGTGACTGCTTCATGACCTCGTATAAATTGCGGTCTTTCACTGAATGCAGTTCGTCCATGATCACGCAGGAAGCATTCAAGCCGTCTAGCGTGTCGCTGTTTTTCCCTAAAGGCTGGAACTTTGACATTCCCATAGAAAAGTACAAATCTGATTTCCGTTTCTTCACATATCGGTTTAGCTCCGGGCTTTGCTTTATCATGTTGTGGGTTTCGTCAAAAATTAGCCTTGCCTGATCTTTCTTCGTTGCGGTGCTGTACACCTCCGCGCCCGGCTCTCCGTCCGCGATGAGCATATACAAGGCAATCCCGGCTAGCATCGTGCTTTTGCCGTTTTTCCTCGCAACCATGAAAAGCGTCTCCTTGTGTTTCCGCAGTCCTGTATCTTCATGGACAAACCCGAACAGGGCGGCTATATAGGCTTTCTGAAATAGCTCCAGCTTAACCGGCTGTCCCGCCCATTCGCCTTTAGAGTGCTTGCAAAACTGCTCGATAAAGCGGATTGGCTTGTTTGCGCGGCTCTCGTCAAAGATATAGCCGCCCTGTGGGTTCGATATGTCAACTACAAGTCGGTCATACATCTTTTTCACCCTCTTGGGTGTATTGCATTTCCCGGCTTGTATTGCCGTCAAATACTGCGTGATATAGTCCATGATTACCCCTGCTTTATAAACTCGTATAATGCGCTGTCCGCGTTGTCCTGCGTCTGCTTTGGCAACAGGTCTGCAAGCTGCCTGAACAGCAAGGAATACCTCTGTATTGTCGTGTTGTATCCCTTTAGCGCAGGGCTTTCCCTTAAAAATTCCTGCTTTCCCTGCTTGAATAGTTCTACCGTGCCGGATTGCCTTACCATGGTTTTGAGTTCGTCAAGGGTTTCGCCCATGAATGCGATCTCATCTGCGAGTTTCCGCGCTATGTGCTTTCGGTCGTCTGGTATGAGCTTGATAATATCGTCAAGTTCCTGTAAATCGGGGCATATCGGCGCGATCTTCTTTAAAGCCACTGTAAGCACCTCCTTGCTTATCGTATATCATTCTATTTTTCCCTCCCTTACGAGCTTCCCCCGTAGGGGTATTGTAATCCCCTCGGCCGGTCTACGTACCCCCAAACACTCGCATTAGTGCCGGGGGTCTTGCGTTGCGCTGCCGCTGATCGGCACGAGCTCGCCTTTGCTGTTGAACTGCATTCCCTCCGCGCAGACCGCCGCGCCCATGTGTTCGGCGTTGTGGCAGTCGACGCAGAGGGCTTTCAGGTTTTTCCAATTGAGAGTTATCTCAGGATTGTTGATGTTCTCAGGCGTGATGTATTCCTTATGGTGGACTATACGCGCCGCGTTTCCGCAATTCTCGCATATACGGTATTGGCTTGCCATGTATGCCGCTTGCGTAGCTTTCCACGCCTTGCCATTGTAGAAACTTTTCGCATAGTCCATTGCCATAATGACCGCCTCAGTTCAACGTTCTTGCTTTCACCGTCAGGGCTTTCAATAGGTTGTCGATAACGCGCTGCAGCCGCTCGGCTTCGCTCTGTTCCGCGTTGTACCACAGGAGCAAAAGGAAGCGCGTAACCGTTTCTACAAGCGGCTCTCCGTCCTGTTGGTCTGCCGGGTATCCCGTGGCAATTTCGATGTAATCCGGCACAGCGTCAAGCAGTCCCTGTATGATCGCGTCGTTGTCGCTGCCGTCTATCCGTAGCCACTCACGCGCTTTATCTATCCCTGCCATCAGGAAGCAAGCCCCAACTTCACAAAGGCGTCCCCGATTATCGGCTTGGTGTCCGCAATCGCCATCGCCCTGTAGTCGATCAATCCCCGTGTGAATCCACTCTGTGTGCTGCTCTCAATTGCTATGCCCTCGGGCAGGTTGTAGCCCATGTAGTAGAAGTTCCCGAACAGCACAGTACCGTCCGCGATAAAGTCGTCAACCACAACCGGGAAGCCAAGTATCCTGCCTATAAGCTCATTGCGCGGGTCAGGCGTGAAGATCGGTCTGCCCGTGGTATCCACAAGCCCGTATATGCTTGTGTACAGAGTCGCGTTGCTCATAGCAAATACAGCGCCGTTTGCATACCCGCGTTTCAGCAAGGCGACGAGCGCAGTTATGTCTGCGTACTTTATCCCGTTGCCCGTCGTGTATGTCTTGGAATTGGAAGCATCCCACGTCACGCCGGGGAGTACGCCTGTACCCTGATTGCTGCCTGTGCCGTTCACAAGGCTGTTCGCTATGGTCTGCATGGTGCATGAGTTCAGTTCGTCAGTCAGGTAGCTCTCAAACGCGTTTACGCTCATGCGCTTAACCTTTGCCGATATGCTGAACACTTTAAGGATTTCGTAGCCGCCGAACGTCACATTAGCAATGTCGGCTTTCTCGCGGTCTACGTTCGCGCCCTCGGTATGCCATGCCGCCGCCCCGGACGGTGTACCCACAGGAACGGACACATTAGCCGGGACTGCGAACGCCCTGCACACGCTGATTATGCCGCCCTGCGTCCGCGCCTTGCTCACGACCTCGTTTAGCGTCTGCGTGGGGATAACCGCCGCGCTGTTGCTCGTGGTGCTGAATGCGTCGGCGCGTTTTTCCTCTGCCGCCCGTTTCAATGCCGCCTTTTCCGGCTCGGTCATGTCCTGCCCTAAAAGGTTTTTGTAAAAGCCGCTGCGGTATTCCGCGCTTGCTATTACGTCGCCGCTAGTCGCTTCATTAGAAGCCCTGCGTTCAAAGCTCATGCCCGTTATCGGGTTGAAGCTGCCGCCCTGCGCCCCGGCTGCCCTCTGCTCAATATTGGCTTTTGCCTGTTTCAAGCCCTCGAGCTCGATGTTCATGCTCTCGATGTCGACAGACGCGTCGGTGTCTATCAGCTTGCCGATCTCTGCGGCTCTCTGCTCGATCTCTGCGGCTGTCTTGTTCTTGTAATAGTTGAACGCCGCTGCAATGTTTTCAAATTTCATGGTGTTAATACCTTACCTTTCTGATCTGGTTGATCATAATTTTTGCGGCTGCCCTTTTGGGGTCATTCGCCGCCGCCGTGATAGCTGCCCTTGCTTCCACGCTCGCGGTACTATACGCCGGAAAAGGTACGATGCTGCACTCATACACCTTTTCAATCTTGCTGATCGTCCGGGTGTTCGTGGCATGGTCGTAGCTGTCACCGCCTTTTGGCACTTTGAACGCGAAGCTCATGCCGGACAGGTCGCCGCGCTTCACTGCCGTGTATACGCTTCTGGCTTCCACCGTGTCAGGCAATTCCGCAACCAGTTTTAACCCTGCCGGGTCAATCAATAGTTGCATTGTCCGGGGCGATCTCGCTAATGGCACTTTGTTCAAGTCGTGGTTATACAGAAGCCTAACGTCTGTAATGTCCGCGCCGTCCAAAGCGCCGCGCTTGATAACCTCGTTGAACGATCCTGCCGGGTCGTTGATTAGGGTAGCCTGATCAAATACAATCGGCATTCCCTCGATAATAAGGCGTTGCGCGTCTGCCGCCGCGTCCGCTCTCACTTCGCATGATCTGATCTCTTTCATTTTCTACTTGTCCTCCTCGTGAATTATTCTCATAGCGCGTATGAAGTCGTCAGACATATCAGCCTCCGGCATCGGCTTTATCATTATGGCTTCGTACGTTATTATGATCTCAGCGTGTCTGCCGTTCGTTGCTTTAACCGCTAAAGTCAATGTGCTGTCGCTCGTATGCGCTGTAATGATCGTCATGCCGCTCAGTTTTTCAAGTTCCATCACTGCCGCCCCCCAACTGGTACTGGTTGGCTCTTTCCGCGTCCACAACATTCAGCGTCTGCAACCTGCGGTCGCCGTCGGCAACACTTGGCAAGTTCAGTATTTCTAAGGCTTGGTTAATTGTCAGCAGTCCATATGGCACGAGTTCTTTTATAAGGTTCACCTTTGTGCTGTTGCTGCTGAACTGTAGCCGCCCGGACTCGAACATGATCATATTGCCGAACGCCCTCTCCCGGTCGGTGAATACCTTGTTTGTGAATTCAAGCGATAATTGCAAGGCTATAGGCTCGATGACGCTCTCATAGAATGCCGCCCATTCGTCCTCGGTGTAGCTGCTGCTCACAATGGACTCATGTATGCCGAGGTAGCTGTATATCCGCGTCTTTATCGCTGATAGCTGCTCGTGGTCGATTGTCGCCGGGTTTATGCTGATAGGGACATATTCATATTTCTGGTCGGTGGCAATTACGCCGCCCTCATTCGATATGCTCAGATAGTCATGAATGAACCTGTCCTTTTCCTCTTTCAGCTTTTCCGGCGACATGATCTGAGTATACTTTAATATCCCCCGGATATTCGCGGCTGTCTTTATCCCGGTCGCTATGCCCTGCGCCTGTACGTCCGCAACCTCTAACGTCGGGCTGATCGCGCTGTTGTCGTCGCCTAACAGGTCGTTGCCGTTGAAAAACCGCCGCAGGTGAATTATATCCCGGTATGCTAGCGTCGCTTGCTGCCCGTTATGGAAGCAAAAACGACAATACAGCTCACCTGTGGTGTTTGCTACGAATTCCACGCCTAACGCCCCAATGGGGTATATTCCGCAGACGTTGCCGCCGCTGTCTTTGTCCAGATATGCGAAAGCGTTAGAGTGCATATAGTAGTGCGTAGTCAGCTTATACAGCATATCGTAAGCGCTCATGTACTCGTTCGGCTTTTCCTGTAATAGCCTGTTGAGCCTGCTGTTGGTATCGGGTGTCGCTCGGTCTTGGTGCTTAATGACGCACCCTCCCCGAAGTTTGCCGACGTTCCGCGCTACGCTGTCCACAGCGCCCCGGTATATGTCGTTGGCGTACGGGTCGCCGCCCCATGCCGTAAAAGCCGCTGTGCTGTTCACCACTTCCACGCGCTCATGTATTGCGGGTTCGGCTTTCCTCTTTAGTAGTTTTGATATCATGCTCATAGTCTATGCCCTCACAATCAAAATGTAATCGGCGTGATCAATGGTCGGTTCGGGTTTCGCTTGCCCTCGATAACCTCGATGATGTAGTCGCCGTTGATTACTCTTACCCTCTCACCGTTTAGCAGTAGCACGTAAAAGCCGGGTAGCTCAGTGCCTGCCGGGATTATCTCATCACATGCGATGTAGCTTGAGAGTGTCGTTATTATGCCTTGGTACTGCATACACACCGCCTCCGTTCATAGGATTTCTAGTCTATCGTCAATCGCCGTTATTATTGACGTGAAAATGTCCCTCGCTGCGTCAATCGTGCTGCGGTCGGATTCCAGTAGCGCAAATATATCCAGCGTCACTGTTTTCCCCTGCCGCTCTTTCCCGGTGTCGTC